TTTTCATTTCATCCTCAATAATAATCAAATCTCCAGGTCTGCATAGAAGAGCTTCTAATCCAGCAGAAAAGTCTACGCTTTGATTTTCTTTTGTGGTTTGATAAATAATATGTTGACCAATTCGACGAGCCATAGCTCTCGATGTAACACCCGATGTATTGATCGTTGTTTTGAAAACGCCTCTTTTTCGAATGTCTTGTTCGTCTTGGATGTATTCTACTTTTGTTTTATAGTTATCAAAACGATCTAAATATACTACCTCAACAGTATTAAACTGCAAGTCTCTACGAACATTGCTATAGTTAAAGATTCCGTCTTTAGCATTTGCATTATTAAACAAAGCAATTGGAGTTCTTGGTCTATCATCAAGGAAGTGAATTTCAGAATCGCCAAAGAAAACTATGCCACGAAACAAGTTGGCAATTACATTAATCGCATCGTATACTTTTGTTTGTTCTTTGAATATAATATTGCAAGAGAATCGCGGTTCTAATCCGCCAACACCATCACTAACGCCGATAAAGTAACCTTCATCATCTACTGCATCGCAGAATCTAGCGATTTTATAAAGTTCCCACTTATTGACTTGTGATTCATCAATATAAGCTCCCAATCCATAACGCTTACTAGTTAGTAGATCATATAATATCCATGCTGGATTATCTGTCCAACCATCTACAAAAGAACCGTCCCAATCCCCCTTGTAGATTTGTTTTGTGGTGGTATAATACTTTGTATTTTTTACATATCGAATATCAAGACCCGTAGCAATATCATTCACACGATAATTAGACGGTATCTTTACTAGTTTTAATTTGCAGTCATAACTACGCTCTGGAATTGAGCTAAACGCTCTAGCATCTAATTTTATTCCCGCAATTGCTGAAAATGGATAAGAAAATCTTTGATCAATAATTTCAGTTACTTTACCGAGAGAAATATCTTTATTGATTAAAACAGAATTTGTTTCGCATGATAATTTAACAATTTTAATATATCTTTTTGTTGTTGATGGATCTTCACCAACTTCTAGCATTGGAAGATCAAAGGGGCGAGTTAAGTTGGCATCATTTAAATTGTCACCATCAATAAATTTCACGCTGTCTTTTAATAAATTTTCTGCTTCGCCGTAATCTGCTCCAAAATCAATTACGCAAGCGCCTTCAACCAAACCAACAATTGAATAAGAATACGATTTATTATCTTTTTTCTCGCCATTAATGATTTTGCCAGTTTCTATTCTTATCGCAACTATAGATGGTATTTTAGCGCCAGCTTCTAATTTTTTTCCATCAACTCCTTGAATACCACTTGTAGTAACATGCATTGTATCTGCGAGAGAATTAATTATTAATGAAAGAGATACTTTATCCACTAATGGATTTTCAATAGTATGCGTAACTGATAACGAATCATAATCTCTTAATTCGTTAGCATCGTTCCAGTCAGAATAATTTCTATCTCCATCTGCATAACGAACGTCCCTAGATCCCTCTTGATTATTGATTAATAACAAATTACTAATTGTTAGCTTTAGATCATCAATTCCTTTTTGAAAACTCTTGTCATTTGCAAGAATATCTATTCTTTGGATTCTTTGTTTTTTTATAAATGGTCCTAATAATTTTACATCATAAGCGTAGTCATTGGCAACTTTATCAAATCCATTCATGCTTTTTTGAAATTCGTCTCCATTTCTAAAAGTACATGATATATTAGAAAAATTAAATAGTTCATTTTTAGCTGATATAGAATAAGAGCTTTTGTCTTGAGCTACTACTTTAATGGAATTATTATTTAATGCCAATAATAAATTTTCTGGAAAATAATAAGCGTTAGATGTTGAGTCAAATTGAGCTTGTAACAATGGAGCGCTAATCACTACTATTCCTTTTGCGTAGCCAGTATATTGATTTATATTATTAAATGTTGGCTGTGCAAAAACCGATACATAATCAAATTCATCAGATAATCCTTCAATTTTAAATTCAATATCTTTATCAGATGGCAATAATTTATTAAATATTTGTCCTTCAAATTTAATTATTATAAACGATGAAAACTGCCAAGATGCGGGAACCCCCCCTAATTTTAAATCTTTAATATACCTTGCAGATTTTGCCATTTCTTCGAATTTTGATAAATTCTTTAAATTTTCTTCAGCGTAAATCTTTGTAGCGCCCGATGTTTGTGAAGCTTGTTGGGAAACATAAGAACGAAATTCAGAAATAATAGGAAAATTTGTTGGAGACATGTGATGAAACTCAACATTATTATTATCTATCTGCCAAAATTTTTTATCTCCCAATAGCTCTAGCAAATCTCTTGGAATTGTTATTGTTTTATCGAATAACGGAATCGTGGTAGAATAACCTTTACCCGTTGGATTTTCGTTACTTGATATGCTATCCTTGCCTGTAAAATATGTATGGATAAATAGCCCATTTTTATAAGCTATTTTACCTTTTTTGATACTTTTAAATTTTCCATTTTCAATCCAAATATTAGAAATAGCTTTTGCGCTATTATCAATAGAAAGACTGCCATAAGATGTAGAAGTATTAATACTTAATGTATTTTGTGTTGGAGTATTGTCCAAATAAATCCCTTTAAAAATATCATTGCTTAGTTTTTTGCTATTTTGATCTACCAAACCTTCAATTGGTCCATCAGAAATTAAATCAATAATCTCCGCCACACTATAAGAAGCCATTGATTTAAATCCTCCTAGTTTTGGCGGATTTAAGATAGCTGGTTTTGGCTTCGGCGCTCCTTTACCAGCACCTCTAACTAAAAGTTTTTTATTAACGTGTTTCATTATGAGGTTCTATCATTGTTAAGAGCTTGTCCATCTGAAAATAGAGAATTTTCTTTTTTAAATGCTTGTGGATAAGACTTGATGGTCGATTGTATAACGGCAGAACCAACTCGAAGTCTGCCATAACCCACAGGAACGGGAATGCCTTGTTCTGCGACATTAGCCTTAGAAGAAAACAAGAAAGATTGTTTTGCGGAATTAACATCCGCAGAAGGTCTATCCATTTTAGGTTTTGGGGCGAGTGCCATTTGAATGCCCATCATAGCAATTCCCACTCCAATATTAACCAAAGTCGCCCCAGTCATACCAAATCCAATTGAAGTGCTAAGTCCAAGAGCAAATCCAGCTCCAGCAGTCAACACGCCTAAAGCAATAATAGCAATGATAGCGCCAGCTTTTCCAGCGCCACATACTAAAGGAACAATATCAATTTGTTGATTATCTGACACAATAGACAACTCTTCGATAGTAGTCATCTTTTTACCATCTACAAGCAGAGTAAAATGAACGCCTTGATTAGCAAGCTCCACCACTCGATTGCGAAAATTACTATGAGTGCAAGAAATAGCATCAAAAACCTCTTTTGGGCGTTTGATTGCTAAGCTAAAAGTTTTTCTAAACTCTTTTGCTAATATACCATGTAGTGTTACTTGTGTCATTTAAAAGCTTCCTTTAACCTTGCAAATGCTTTTACATCCAATTCGCATTCGCTAGGCTCATAAATATGGAATTTTTTAGTATTGAGAGAGTAAATAACAAAAGGAACGCAACACGCCTCTGCCATTTTGATGTCAAATTCAGATGGATTCTCATCTCCTATAATGTGACTATGGAAAATAGCTAACATATCATTATCGCTGGCAAACATTAAATAAGATGCTGGATTAATTGCAAAAAAGTTTTTAGGATCAGCGGCATCATTCTTTTCAATTGTAGCCACATATTCAGGACTATCCCATCCAATGAATCCACATACTTCTTGCATCACTTGTGCATTGCAAGCATTGACGACGAAATCGCGTATTTTAACGATTGATTTGCTTTGTGTCTGTTTAACCATATTTTTCTGTTCCTGGAAAACCGCCGAATGGCAGGTCTATGTTTTGTTTTGGAGAGTTAATTACTTGTGTAAATGGCACTAAAGCGGTAACGCTAGTATTTAAGCTGGATGGATTATCACCCGATACGATTAGTTTTTTGCTAGAATTGTTTTCTGCGCTAATGCCTGTAGTAGGATCATTTATTTTCATTTCCCACCATCCTATCAGACTTTGTGTATTTGATTGTTTTTCAGAAAAGTCACTGTAGTCTCTATATACCGATTGATTATGATCATCAATTCTCACGTTAATGCCGCTAGAGCCAGTCCAGAATGCGGTCGGTCCGAACTTAATTGGACTTACCAATTTCATGTTGCTAACAATTTGATTTGATGCTCCAAGAGGACTTGGAACAAATTCGTTGCCAGTTGGAAACTGCCAATCATTTAACCCAAACTTTAGACGATACTGATTGCTTACAATACCACTTTGGTAATTAAAATTTTTAAATCTAAAATATTCACCTACTGATCCAGATAAAGTAAAACGACTTGGTGTTGATACGCCGTCTGTTAATTCAATATAACCAGCTGTTGTAGCTGAAGGTGTTAATCCAGTTGCATTTCCACCCGAACATATCAAATGCAATGGTCGTAATTCATCATTTTTCCATGGCAGAGTCAAAGTCCTATTGATTTGTTGAGCGCCTGTGGTGCGTGTTGCAAAGTCTAGTAAAAGATTTTCTCCAGAAAGATATAAATTAATGCCACTATATCTACAGCCACCGCTGATATTGTGAAATACTGAACAAAGTTCATTCGGATATAAATCACGACCACTCAATCCAATCCATGTAGAGATTTGGAAAAAGTCGTTTCTATGCAAAGGAACTGTTTCTTGATCATAGTAAAGTAAATTCGGGGCGCTGGTTTCAAATATAGCCACTTCACTTAACGACGGAACTGTTGTTACTCCACTTCCTGAAATAATAATTTTTTTGACTAGTTGATTAGCAAATCCTGTAGTTGCTCGCGTTCCGTCCGTTGGCACACTAAGTGTTCCACTTTGAATTACCGAGTTAGCGTCATTAAATAAACGAATATAAGCATTATTAAAATGAAGGCTTTTAGATAGATTATCGTATAAATCAATTCGATTGATATTTTTAGCACTTGACCATTCAAAAGTTAACATTGCTCCTGTTTTATCTTTGCCGCTCGCTTGCCAAAAATCATTTGCTCCTGTTAATAAATTTACAACATTAGTTGCTGGCGATCCAGGTGTTGAAGAAGATCCAGATACGGTAGCATTAGGAGCGATATTATTATAGCGTAGTGTTTTATTGCGCGATGTGAAATCAACAAAATTTGCTGTTCTTTGAACAGTTGATTCATTAAATTCAATTGCTCCTTTACCAAAACGCAATTTGCAGCCATCTAGTTTTTTATTGCAGCCATCTCGCTTCCAGAGCGATGGATTTTTATCGGGTATTGTAGAACTAGAACCGCTGTGTCCAGATTGACAAACATACCAAATTTTTGCAAATTGAGTTTGCGATGTATTGTCTGGATCAGCAATGGTAATTTTTTGATTCTCAATATATGCGGCACTGCCCGAAGCATAAAACTCTTGCTCAGACCATTTTTTTTGAGCCTGATTAGTGAACCAGTCAACTGGATTTGCTACATTCAACTTTTCTCCTTCTTCAGTAGCAACAGGAATGCCATTATAATTGCATCCATTGCCGCGATAATGCCAAGAACAATATCGAGACATAATCAAACGATTATTAATTTCAAAATTCTCCAAGTCTAATGGTGAAGTCAACTCTAGTTCAATAAATACTTTGTTTTCTGCTGTCTTTTGACCGATAACAAAAGTATCGTTAGAAAGTTCTGCTGATGCGTCTGCTTGACTCCAAGGGTTTCCACCATCAAAGTTAACGTCATCCAAATATTTTACAAAAGTTCTTTTGCGAACGATTTTAGCGAATTGTAGATCGTCATTATTAATCAACAAATCAGTGGCGAAATAATCCTTGTTGGAAATACGTATTTTTGGTCTAGCCAATTGACCGTTGGCATTTACTTCGAAGCCATCAGTTTCTACAGGAATAGGCAAATACTCAATACCTTGCCACACAATTCCTTTGTTATAGACAGATCCACCATGAAATGCAATAAATGCATTTGGATTGTCAACAGTATTGAAATAGAGTAAAAAAAGCTCTATAATAGCTGTGGGTTGCAGGTCCAATAAACTGCTTGCTATCCGATCTTGTCCTTGTGCCATACTCTAATTTACACTATTATAAATTAAAAAAATGAACTTTCAGCAGTTAAACAACAGCAATCCTATAGTTCGATCAGCATTTGAAAATTTTTGTATTCGCTCTAAGCCTTATGATTTTTGCTCAATTAAAAATCCATCAATTCGCACAACACAAATTAAAAAATACTACGAATATCTTGTAGAGACAAGTGACATTTTTTATCTCATGCAACGAGATCATTTAAGATTCTTTATTTCTATAAAGCGCGAAGCATCTCAAATAACAGTGGAATTTGTTTTCGGCGATGCTGAGACAGTGATAAAAGATTTTTGCTTTTTTCGCAACCAATATTGGGATCGCAATAATTGTCATCTTACATTCGCCACAGAAATTAAACGCAAGCATAAATTAAAACCATTTTTAAATTTCATCCAAAAAAAAGATCCCAACGCAAAATTTTCCCTTGACAATGGCAAGATTTTGCTATTATATAGTAGAGATGGCTTATAAAAACAGATACGACAAAACAGGCGAAGCATTCGAGAGCGGCGATAAAGCTGAGTCCTCGTTTGAAAGCTCTACGACAAAAGCAGGTTTATCTTGCGAGAAATCCTCTTTTCAAGAAGAGATTCGTCACATTGACTATTGGGTCGAAGGAGCGAAGCTCCCAAGAACAGCAGTGGATGTAAAATCGCGCAAGAAAGTAAAACGCGCAGATGACAAATATAACGATGACGTAGTGTGGATTGAGTTTGCAAACGTGCAAGGAAAAAGGGGTTGGCTTTATGGAGCTTCCAACATCATTGCATTTGAGCGTGAACACGACTTTCTACTTGTAGACAGAAAGCTTTTGGCGCGGCTCTGTGAAAAGCTATGCGATCTTTCTCAACTCAACGTAGAGGTTCGTATGCCACTGTATACTGGCTACCAAAGAAGAGGGCGTAAAGATCTTCTTTCTTTGA